GGGCGCCAACTTTGGCGGGACGCCGGGAGGTTACAAAACGCGCGACAATACCCCCCCCCCCCGGGCGCTAACTTTGGGGGAACGCCGGGGGGGGGGGGGGGGGGAAAAAAAAAGGGGGGGGGGGGGGGGGGGAATCCTACAAACCGTAGGGTTTTGTCAGCGCCGTTTTTTGGCCGTCGGTTTTGGCGCGTTCCAGGCTGACGACGCCTTAGGCAAGGGCGGGAAGGGCGGGAAGGGCAGCACAGTGGAGGCCAACGATGTGGCTGAGTGCAGCAGATGCTTTCTCATTGCCGGGGGCAGCGTTCGGAATGTTGCAATCAACTCTCGTTCATCTTCATCGATGAGGTTGAAGGCGTGTCTCCCGCCCACTCCCATTGCCAACCATCGCGGCGTCACATCAAGCGCATCAGCCAGCGGAAACAACACATTCATGGAAACCGTCTTAGTTGCGCCCGTCTCGTACCCGCCAATCGTTTGCTTTGAGCATCCGACGCGGCGCGCAAGCTGCTCCAAGCTCATCCCAAGCTCTTTGCGCCGTTGCTGGATGCGGGTTCCCACGGTTTCCATGCCAAGGTTTTAGCGTGAAACCTCGTCCGCTGGGCTTGACAAAGCGTCCGAGAGGTCGGACAATTGCGACATGCAAATTGATGACCTCATAAGGACAAAGTTTGAGGGTTCCTCCCGCAAGGCGCGCGAAGCCCTTGGGGTGACTCGGCAGACGATCAGCCATTGGCGCAAGCACGGCATTCCTGCCATGCGCCGTTTTCAGATCGAGTCGGTTTTGCGGGAAATGGAGGCGCCCAAACCAGCCGCATGAGGGCCGCCAAAGTTGACAACACCCACCGAGAAATCGTCCGAGCCTTGGTTCAGATTGGTTGCAGCGTATTTGGAACGGCGACTGTCGGACGCGGAGTTCCAGACCTTGTTGCGAGCCGTGGAGGATTCACGGCCCTCATCGAGTGCAAGACCGGGCGAGGAAAGCTCAACGCAGCTCAAGAGCGATTCCACGCCGAGTGGCAAGGAGTCGTGATCGTTGCCAGGAGCGGGGAAGAGGCAGTCAGGCTGTTTGAGCAAGCTGTTGAACATCATGTGGAGAAGTCTGAAGGGCGCAGCAAAGTTTGCAAATAGGTGCAAATACGCAGTACCGCGAGGGGCCAGCGGTTAAGCAAGAAGGCCGGAGGGGGGCCATGACTCAGCCCCACGAGTTCGTTGCTAGGGCGACCGTGATGAACGGATGGGGAGAAATCCTCGAGCGACAAACCCTGCCTGGCCTTGCAATCCGTCGATGACGGAGTTTGGTTTTCGTTGGGCGGTGACAGTTAAAAAGCAGTTTGTAGAACGAACCTTGGGGCACATCTCTCAAAACTTGAACACAGGGGATTCACTGTGACGTTTGAAGATTTTTACGGTAGTTACCCTAAGAAAGTTGCAAGAAAGGACGCTGAAAAAGCGTGGGCCAAACTTTCGCCAAACGAAAGGGCCAAGGCGCTTGAGGCGCTGCCTACACACCTTCGGTACTGGGAATTAAAAGGCACCGAAAAAGAGTTCATTCCCCATCCGGCCTCTTGGTTGAACGGGGCGCGTTTTGAGGATGAGCTTGACCTCTCCGAGTCCGTTCCCAAGACGGCGATTGCTTGGTGGTCAACGGACGACCTCACGATGAAGAAGGGTGCCGAGCTGGGCATTCGCGCTCGAGGTGGGGAGTCGATGGCCGAGTACCGGGCGCGGTTGGTTGAGGCCGTGAAGAGGGGGCTCCATGCCGCGTGAGGTGGTGGTGGAGAAGGGCAAGGTGAAGGCCAGGATCGTCAAGTTTGACGACGACATCACCGACGATGAAGAGGATGTGCGGGTAACGGCGAAGAGGACGGCAGAAGAACTTGAGTGGCTCCGATTCCAGTGGCGATGGGCCAAGTGGAAACGCAAACACAATTTTAGTCCGCCTGACCCGTCCAACCTTCAGAGTGGCTTTTCGGGTTGACGCTTCTAGGCTTGATGAACTGATGGCGCTCTGCAACAAACATTTTGGAGGAGAGCAATGGACACCGCACCCCTACCCACCGACGATGAAGCCAAAAAAGCGCGCAAGCGGGAGCGCCAAAGGGCGGCGTGGATGAAGTGGCGGCATTCCGCGAAGGGCACCGAATACTTCGCCAAGAAAAAGAAACCGCAGCCTTGATGTGGGTGCTCGGGGCGTTGATTTGGGGCGTTTACTTTTGGGCGTTCTTGACTCGTGAACGTGATTGAAGAACTCAAGCAGCTCATCGACGATCCCGAGCTGGGCGTCTCGACCGAGTTTTTGAGGCGCCTGCTGGCCTACATTGAGAATTTGCAGCAATGAAGTTTTTGTCGGTGTGCTCGGGAATAGAGGCGGCGTCGGTTGCCTGGAAAAACTGGGAACCCGTGGCGTTCAGTGAGATTGAGCCGTTTCCTTGTGCGGTGCTCAAACGCCACTACCCCGATGTCGCGAACTGGGGCGACATGACGAAATTTAAGGAGTGGCCCGATGCAGCAGTTGACGTTCTTGTCGGCGGAACCCCCTGCCAATCCTTCAGCGTTGCAGGCCTCCGAAAAGGATTGGATGACCCGCGTGGCAATCTCATGCTTACGTACCTTGCCATTGCTGCAAAGTATCGCCCCGCATGGGTGGTTTGGGAGAACGTGCCCGGCGTCTTATCCAGCGGGGGGGGGGCAGATTTTGCCTCACTACTTCGAGGGCTGGGAGAACTCGGGTATGGGTGGGCCTACCGAGTGCTTGACGCTCAATACTTCGGAGTGGCCCAGCGACGCCGCCGTGTGTTCGTTGTCGGACACCTTGGAGACTGGCACCGTGCCGCAGCGGTACTTTTTGAGCGCCACAGCCTGTCGGGGAATCCTGCGCCGAGCAGAAAAGCGCGGGAAGGAACTGCCGAGCCAATTAAGCCACGCGCTGAAAACGGTCGCTGGTGGGATGGCTCTAATGTAGCCGGTACGCTTACAAAGCAAAACGCAAACGGCGCGCAAAGGATGCCGGACAAAGATAATTTTGGAGCAGTGTTAATCAAGCAAGCGACCTATGGTTGCGACGTGACGCATCCGATTGGCGCGAAGGACAACGGGATGGGGGTGGCAATGCCACTTCGAGATCCGTGTTTAACGCTAACCAGCAAGATGCAAGGCAGCAGCGGTTGGGCGCCTCAAAACGAGGACGCGCATTTGGTTGGCGTTGGTCCAACAATGCAAGTACGCCGCCTCACCCCACGCGAGTGCGAGCGCCTACAAGGCTTTCCCGATGACTACACGCTTATCCCGTGGCGCGGGAAGGAAGCGCCGGATGGGCCGCGATACAAGGCGCTTGGCAACAGCATGGCGGTGCCTGTAATGGCGTGGATAGGGCAAAGAATTGCCCAGGTTGCGGCGATTAGTGCTGAACAGGCGGCAGCGTGATTTCGGAGGAAAAAGTTGAGGCCGCGCTTGCATACCTCCGTTCGTCTGCCGAGCCAGCAGCACAAGCTCGCGCCGAGCACTTGTACCTAGCCGAGTGGCTGAAAACTGTCCGCGCTCAGGTGAAGCTCAAGCAAGCAGGGATAAGCAACGCGGCGGCAGAGGATGTCGCTTTGGCTTCCAACGAATTTACTGAAGCCTTGAGCGCGTACCGTCAGGCAGCGGAGGCTGACGCTACCTTCCGCTTTAAGCGAGAGGCTGCGTCTGCGGTGATTGAGGCGTGGCGTACCGAGCAAGCCTCTTTGCGGGCTGAAGGCAAGGCGTATGGCTAACCTTCGGTCAAAAAAACACCTCCTCTTATGCCGCGAACAGACCTGCTATCTCCAATTCCCGTGCTGCACGAACCACGACACAGCAGCAGCCCACAGCAATTTGCAGCGGCACGGACGAGGATTCTCATTCAAGAGTCACGACTGCTTCGTTGTGCCCGCGTGTGCCCCATGCCACCGGGAACTGGATCACGGCAAGAACCTGACCAAACAGGAACGTGAGGACTCATTCATGCGGGCGTGGGAAGCGTGGCAATTGACGTGCTGGGAACGCGGTCACTTTGAGGTCACGAAATGAAGCTCAAAAGGTTACAAATGTCACCGGAAAAGCAACAGGCCTCCGATGTGCAGTACGGCGGGACGCACTACAAGCAAATGGGCATCCAGCCGTGGGATGTGGTGGACACTTGGCCCTTCGACGAGCGGCTCGCGGTTTACCGCCACGGGGCTCTCAAATACCTCATGCGGATGGGCAGCAAGGACGACATGCGGCTGGAGCTGGAGAAGGCTCGCCACTACATCGACAAGATGCTGGAGATCGTCTGTGAATGATTGGGCCTCCCACATGCTGTCAACGGAAAAGACCATTCGGGCGTTGAGCAAGCACCTGACTGACCGTCCTCCCGCTAAACCCTTTAGCGTCGAAGAGCTGGACACGGTGCACACCAAGGTGCTCGAGGCCATGCGTCACTTGGCAAGCGTTGCCACATGGGTAGACAAGAACCGTGAACGAGGCTGAACGCGACTCGCTGATTCGGGCGATGGCACTAGCCATTCGGGATTTACAGGCCCGTCACGACCGTATGGCTGACGCGCTTCACGCCGTCTCGCAGCGGTTGGCAATCCAAGAAGCCGCGACCGTCATCGAAGAAATAGAACAGGGGGACGCATGCGCGAGGCACTAGCCCACGCTTTAACCGGCCCGGTGAACCTGGACGAGCGGGACGGCTGGGAGCGCCCGGTTGACCGCATCCACGCTCTCGCTGCCGCCCAGGCGATCACGATCAATCGCACCGCCCGAGAGTGTGCCTTGGCCTCGCTCGGGGTGTCTCTCATTGCCCTGAAGGCTGCAAATCGGTCGGATGAGTACGCCCGGACGGTCGAGAAGCTGGTGGACGCGCTCATGTGGCTGCGGCCCCGGCCCTCGAGCAAACAGGCAAATCTGATTGCCCGTCAGGCGATCATGGAAAACGTCGTCGACCACTGCTTTACATGCCAGGGCAGGGGGCATGTGCAAAGCGATGCGGGGGTGGTGAAGGCGTGTCCTGCTTGTGGAGGGGCGGGCAAGCGCCGCTATTCCGACGACGAGCGCAAAGAGGCAATGCAAATAGACGGCAAGGAATTTGACCGCGCAAATCGTCAGCTTGGGGAGGCGCTCAAATTTCTGTCGCTTGCGGAAGCCGAGGCAATCAGGACAGCAAAAAGAATGTTGGAAAAGTGGTGATTTCTGCTTGACGACCGAACGCTCGTTCGGTATAAGGGAAGAACGCTGGCGATACAAATAACTATATGTCCAGCGCACTGTGACGGGTTTGCTCGCCCGTCAAAAACGCACAACCGCCCGTGAGGCGGTTTTTTTACGCCCATGCACCCGCCTTGTTTTGACAGCCAAGCTCAATTTGAGGAGTGGCAGCGGCTGGCATGGGAGACAAGATTGCATCGGCGGTTTGCTTTTTGCACTGACTGCACCCCGAGTTTCATGGTGCAAATGCTCAAGGCCAAGCGGTGCATCCGGCCTGACGCGGTGTTCAAGATCACCAAGGAATATGAGCTGGAGGGGTATGCCCCTTTGCATCCGAGCGAGGTAGCTCGAAAGCTCATTCAACAAGCGGGGTTCTGACTATGGCAACACCAGCCTGGCAAAGAGCCGAGGGCAAGTCCAAAAAGGGTGGGCTGAACGCCAAAGGGCGTGCTAGCTACAAGGCGGAAACCGGGGGAACCCTCAAGCCTCCTGCGCCCAAGCCCAAAACTGAGGCTGATGCGGCCCGCAAGAAGTCATTTTGCGCTCGGATGTCAGGGATGAAGAAGAAGTTGACGAGTGCCAAGACGGCAAATGACCCTGACAGTCGGATCAACAAAGCCTTGCGTGTGTGGAGCTGCTGACATGGGACTTCTTGTGTGGGACAAGGCTCGTCCGAAAGATTTGGGTGAGCCAAAGAAGCTGACTGCCAAGAAGAAAGCCAAAGCAAAAGCGATGGCGAAAGCGGCAGGGCGTCCATATCCCAATTTGGTCGACAACATGAGGGCGGCAAAGGGCTGATGCTGAAAGTCGTGTTGGGGTACGACCGCAAAGAGGCGAGTGCGGTTTGGGTTTTAGCAAATAGCATTCTCAAGAACGCCTCGGTGCCGATTCACTTCACCTTTCTGCACCTTCCCTCGCTCACCAAGGCCAATCTCATGTGGCGTGAGCGCGACCCCAAGCAGTCCACCGACTTTACCTATAGCCGTTTTCTGACGCCCTACTTGTGCGACTACAAAGGCAAAGCCATCTTCATGGACGCCGACATGGTTGTAATGCCAGGGGCGGACATCGCGGAGCTGCTGGACTATTTGCCGATGGATTGCGACATCGCGGTGGTCAAACACGACTACAAACCGCCCACTAAGACCAAGTTTGGCGGGGCAAAGCAGGAAGCCTACAAGTGCAAATTGTGGTCTTCCCTCATGGTGTTCAACAACTACACCAGCAAATGCAAACAGTTGACCCCGCTCTACGTCAACACTGCTACGGGCGCCGAACTCCATCAATTTGCATGGTCGCATCCAAGTCGCATCGCTGACATACCCGAAGAGTGGAACTGGATACCCGAGCACAGTCCTGGCGATTTGCAGCCCAAGCTCATCCATTTCACGGAAGGCTCTCCTAGCTGGAAAGCCTACAAAGACTGTGCCAATGCTGAAGCGTGGTGGCAGGAATACAAAGAGGCCTGTGCTGTCGAGGTCGAGTGAACAACCCGTATGGGATTCAAATAGTTGCAAATAAACGAATGGCAAACATTGGCGGACAACCCGGCAACAACAACGCCGGCAAATCTAGGATTTGGAAAGCTGCGATTGAGCGGGCGCTTGCAAAGCGCTCACGCAGCGACGCGGTGGTAGCGTTAGACGAATTGGCTGAGAAGCTCCTGACGCTTGCTGACCAAGGAGACTTGGGCGCGCTGAAAGAGTTGGGCGATCGGCTCGAGGGCAGGGCGGTGCAGGCAGTCGAGGCGCAAGTGCAGGCCGAGATCAAGGCGTTTGAGTGGCAGAAGTAATCACGATCCCTTACCGTCCGAGGGAGCTGCAGCTCAAGATTCACGAACAGATTGACCAAACGCGCTTTGGGGCGGTGGTTTGCCATCGGCGCTTTGGGAAGACCGTCTTGGCGATCAACCAGCTCATCAAGGCGGCGCTGACGTGCGACAAGGACAGGCCGCGGTTTGGGTACATTGCCCCGACCTTTGCCCAGGGCAAGGCTGTCGCGTGGGATTACTTGAAGCACTACACGAGCGTGGTGCCGGGGCGGCAAGTCAACGAGAGCGAGTTACGCCTCACGCTGCCCAATCAGTCGCAGATTCGCATCTACGGGGCAGACAATCCCGACAGCCTGCGCGGCTTGTATTTCGACGGCGCGGTGCTGGACGAGTTTGGGATGATGAAGGGGCAGACCTGGAGCCAGGTCGTGCGTCCGGCTCTCGCTGACCGGGAGGGGTGGGCGCTCTTCATCGGCACTCCGAACGGGCGCAACGCCTTTTTCGAGATTTGTGAGCAGGCCAAGTCTCAGCCGGGGTGGTTCTACAAAGAGTTCAAGGCTTCGGAGACGGGGATTTTGCCCGAGGAGGAGCTGAAGGCCGCTCGCTCGCAAATGAGTGAGGACGAGTATTTGCAGGAGTTCGAGGCATCCTTTACTGCGAGCGTCCGGGGGGCCATCTACGCCAAGGAGTTGGCGACCGCTCGTGGTGACGAGCGCATTCGCAACGTGCCGTATGACCCGGTGCTTCCTGTCCACACGGCCTGGGACTTGGGCGTAGGGGACTCGACCGCCATTTGGTTCGCGCAGCAAGTCGGTTCCGAGCTGCGGCTCATCGACTACCACGAGGCGTCAGGCGAAGGCTTGCACTACTACGCGGGCGTCCTTGGAAACAAGGGCTACACCTACGGGCGGCATCTGGCGCCTCACGACGCTCAGGTGCGGGAACTGGGCACGGGCAAGAGCCGGGTCGAGATTGCCCAAAGCCTCGGGATTCGGTTTGAGGTGCTGCCGCCGTCAAAGCTGGAAGACGGCATCAACGCGGCTCGGATGACCTTCCCGCGCTGCTATTTCGACGAGACGAAGTGTCGAGCGGGGCTCGAGGCGTTACAGAACTATCGGTGGGACTTCAATCAGCGGTTGGATGAGTTCAAGCCCACGCCGGTGCATGACATTTGGTCGCACGGCGCGGATGCGTTTCGATACTTGTGCCTGGGGCTAAAGCAGCAAGCAAAGCCGAAGGACATCAAATACAACTTCTACAACGTGGCGTAAATCATGGCACAAATGAGCGAAGACGAACTGCGGGCGGTGGTCACGTCCGAAATCGACTTGTGCCGCCGCTACTTGGAGAGCGAAGTCTCGCGCAAGCGTTCCGTCGCTTACCACTACTACGCTGGTAAAGAGTATGGCAACGAGGTCGAGGGCCGCTCCAAGGTCGTGAGCCAGGACGTGCAGCAGCAGATTGACGCTGCCGTGCCTGCCCTCATCAAGATGTTCGTCTCAAGTGATCGGGCGGTGCAGCTTGCGCCACGGACTGCCGAAGACGTGCCGGGTGCTGAGCAGGCGACCGATGTCTGCAACTACGTCTTCTACAACCAAAACCCTGGCTTTCAGCTCGTCCACGACTGCATCAAGGACGGGTTGCTGCAAATCACCGGGATGTGGAAGTGGTGGTGGCAGCAGGATGAGAAGGTCAACAAAGAAACCTACATGGGGTTGTCGGAAGAGCAATTTACGATGCTCTTGAACGACCCCGAAGTAGACGTAATCGCGCACTCTGAGGGCCCGCTGCAAATGCCCTCGGGGCCGGTGGTGGTGCATAACGTGACGGTGGCCCGCAAGAAGACGGTGGGGCAGATTCGGGTGTCGGTGATTCCGCCCGAAGAGCAGCTCATCAGCCCACGGGCGCTCAACAACAATGTGGACGACGCCCCCTTCATCGGTCACGCCACGCTCAAGACCCGCTCGGAACTCATCGAGATGGGCTACGACGCGGATTTGCTTGCCACGATCCCGTCCGGCGACGACATCATGGGGATTGCCCGTGAGAAGGTCGAGCGCGAAGCCCGTAGCCTTGCGGTCTACGGCCCAATGCGGGTCGATTCCATCGATGAGAGCACCCAGCGCTATCGTTATTACGAGTGCTACATGCGGGTGGATTTCGATGGCGACGGGGTGGCAGAGCTTCGTCGGCTGTGCGTTATTCAGAACCGCGTTCTGCACAACGAGGAAGTCGATCACATTCCGATTGCGTATTGGACGCCGACCACGATGCCCCACGAGCCCATTGGGGTATCGATGGCTGAGCAAGTGGCAGATTTGCAGTTCACCAAGTCGATGCTTTGGCGGCAGATGTTGGACAACATCTACCTTGCCAACAGCCCGCGTCTCTCGGTAGTTGAGGGTCAGGTCAACATTGACGACGTGCTCAACAACGTCCCTGGCGGGCTGATCCGCATGGCGCAGCCGGGGATGGTGCAGCCGGTGGTGACGCCCTTTATCGCCCAGCACACTTTCCCGATGCTCGAGTACCTCGATGGGGAAGCGGAGGCTCGAACGGGCGTCTCCCGACTCTTCCAGGGTGTTGATCCCGACTCGCTCAACAAGACCGCGACGGGTGTCAACGCGCTGATGAATGCGGCGCAGGCGAGGCTTGACCTCATTGCGCGCAACTTTGCCGAGAATGCGATGAAGCCCTTGTTCAAGGGGATTCTCTACCTCTTGGCAAAGCATCAAGATCAGGCGCTCACCATACGTCTGCGAAACCAGTTTGTGCCGGTCGATCCCCGAGCGTGGACGACTGAGTACGACATGACGGTAAATGTGGGCCTGGGCACGGGCACGAAGGATCAGCAGCTTCAGCAGCTCATGTCGTTGGGGCAGGACATCTTCGGGGTCATGCAAACGCCTTACGGGCAGCAGTTGATCGACGCCAAGAAGATTCACAACTTTATTGCCAAGAAGGCTGAGTTGATGGGGTTCAAAGACCCCTCGATCTTCGTCAACGATCCCACGAACATGCCCCCGCCGCAGCCTCCCGGCCCGCCGCCGGAGGTGCAAGTCGCGCAGATCGAGCAGCAGACGGCGATGCAGAAGGCGCAGTTGGAGATGCAAAACGACGCGCAAAAAGCGTCCTTGGATGCCGAAGTCGAGAAATACAAGGCCGACACCGCCTCCGAGACGGATATTCAGGTCGCCAAGATGAAGGAAGTGTTTGCGCTGAAAGAGAAGATGCTGGCGGCTGGCATCCCGGTGGACATTCCCGAGCTATTCCCGCCCAAGGTCGACGAGGGTGCGGAGGCGCTGAAGATGGTTGCCCAAGCCATGCACGGGCTCAAAGAGGCTCTCACGACGCCCAAGCGGATTGTGCGCGGCCCCGATGGTCGGGCGCAGGGCATTGCCCACATTGAGGGCCAAGAAGCCGAGATTGATCCCAATCTTCCCCCGGCTCAAGTGGTTGCACAGGCTGCCGGGAGCATTGCTCAGTCGCTCAAGCGTCCAAAGCGGATCATTCGTGGCCCGGACGGGCGCGCTGAAGGTGTGGCCTGATGGCGGTCAGTCTGAACGAGACGCTCCGCAACACTCGAGCGGACGCCATCACGACTTTCGCGGGCAACGGGGCAAAACTTCGCATCTACACGGCGGCCTACGGGGCGCAGTTGCTTGAGCTGGCCTGTGGCACCCCGTTTGCGGCAGCGGCCTCTGCTGGGGTGCTGACCTTAAGCGTTTCCGGGGCGACAGCATCGGCTTCCGGCACGGCGGCGATTGCCCGGATTTACAAGTCTGACGGCACGACGGTGGTCATGGAAGGGCTCACCGTGGGTCTGTCGGGCGCCAACATCAATTTGACGAGCGTGAGTCTATCGGCGGGCGATACCGTCTCGGTCACCTCGGCAACCATCACGGAAGGTAACGCATGACCGCACTGGCTGATCGCGTCAAGGAGTCGACGACGACCACTGGAACGGGCTCGCTCACCCTGGCGGGCGCGGTGGCGCAGTTTGAGTCCTTCAACACCGCCTTCGGCACGGCCAACCCCTTCTACTACGTCATTACCGACGCCAACGGCACAGATTGGGAGGTCGGCACCGGGGAATTGTCTGACGCCACGACTCTCGTGCGGACGACGGTGCATCAATCCTCCAATGGGGACGCCAAGATCAATCTGTCTGCTGGGACGCACACGGTCTTTTGCTCGGCGCCAGCGGTGTTCCTAGCTGATCTTGCCTCCAAGACCGGCAAGCTGTCTCAG